AAGAAGGATGAAGTACTTAGTAAAGATAAATGCCGTATCTTTTATGGTAATCCTATCGCTTTAACATTTTTAATTAGAAAGTATTATTTACCTATTATTCGAGTGTTACAAATGAATCCTTTGATTTCGGAATGTGCTGTTGGTATAAATAGTCATGGACCAGAGTGGGAGGAATTACATCAGTTCGTATTTAAACATGGTGAGGATCGCCTTATAGGTGGTGATTACGGTAAATATGATCAGAAGATACCCTCTCAGTTAATATTGGCAGCTTTACGCATAATGATTGATTTTGCAAAGCAATGTAATTATTGTGATGATGATATTAATATTATGGAAGCTATGGCTGGTGATATAGTTTATGCTATTATTGCATTTAATGGAGATTTGATAGGGTTAACAGAAGGCACTCACATATCAGGTAATTCTTTAACAGTTGTGATAAATGGTATTTGTGGTTCATTGAATCAACGTGCTTATTTTTACACGTTATTTAAACCTGAATCATACATGACACGTAAACCATTTAGAGACTATGTTAATTTAATAACATATGGTGATGATAATATTGGATCAGTTCATCCTGATATTGAAGAGTTCGGAATCAAGGGGTTGTCTGAATTCTTGAAAGAATATGGTCAAATATATACCATGCCTGATAAAGAGAGTGAATTGGTGAGATTTTTAGATCCATTGGATTTTGAATTTCTCAAGCGTAAGTCAGTCTTTTGCCCAAAGCGGAAATGTCATATAGGAGCATTGATTGAGAAATCTATTTTCAAATCATTACATTGCTTCTTAAGAGATAAATCCACTTTGAATACAGAAGAGATGGCTTGCGCACTTAATATAGATACAGCTTTACGTGAGTGGTTCAACCATGGTGAAGAAGTTTATATTAAGCGTTTACAAGATATGAGGGATGTCGCTAAAGAAGCGAAGCTCACATACTTGTGCACTCGACTCGATTTATCTTATGATGATTTAGTTGAGGAATGGAATAATAATTATTCCAAACAGGGCCACTCTAAACCCTTATAAAATTAGAGTAGCAGTTTCAAATCTGCTAGCGGAGCGTAGCAAAATTGTGCATGTAATTGGATACCATATTAGATATAATTTAGTTTATTTATATATTCTATAAAGGCTTTTACATGTAGGTGTTAATGGTATTTACCATAGTTTAGCCAACTACCTAAATAAACCATTGATGATGAATTAAGTGTCTCATCATCGAATGTATTACGCACTTACTAAATTTTCTTATAGAAATCTCCGTCGCAGTTCAAAGAAGTTGCGCGACAGAGGACTATTAAAACTTCTACCACAAGTCGGTGTGGATTCACCGCGATATTATAAGTTTAATACTTATAATATGTTAATGGTTATGGCTAAGAATTTAGACGTAATCGACGAATTGCATTCTCGTCAAGTTTTTGAGGCTCAATCTTGTATTTTTGAGGACGTTAGTGATGATGTATTACCAACTAGTCAAATATATCGAGAGTTGGACGAATATATTGACAAATTGATGCATTTACCTATTGATCCTATATTAACTATATCTGATGATGTTTTTGTACCACAATCTAGTGTAGAGAAAGATTTAGCACCT